CCGTTCTACACCGGACCTCACGGTCTTGCAAATTGGCTGTACGGCTACCACTGTGTGCCAAATTCGTTTACCTGTATCCTACCATGTAGAATCAAAAACGAAACCAAAGTCCAAGGACTATAAAAGCTGGTGATAATAATTGCGCTTAACTTGTATGGACATACTAAAGATAGACAATTAATAAAAAAGGGGAAACAATAATATCCCCTAGTAAAGAAATCAGAATCCCAGATCCCGGTATATTAGTAAAATAAAGAGATTTAAAAATTATGCACTAATTAATTGATTTTATTATTAAAACAATGATTCCGGGCTTTTAGGCTTGCTATAAAGATGAATTCATACCTCCTTCTTTGAAAACCTTATTAAAATTAGAATAATTGATATAAATGGTCGCTACTTCTAGATCCTCTTCTATTAAATCTATTGTAACAAATTATAAAAAATTATAAATTATTTTTGAAAAATATATTAAATTTGTGGATTAAGCTAAGAAAGATCGTTTGAATTATGGAGCAATACAACCCCCAATAGGTTTTGTACAATCTGGAACAGATGGATACTTATGTGTATTTTTTCCCTTTATAGGTATTGTTTTAGGAACTATAGAAACCACAGCAAGCAAAATCGATTTTGATAAATTTTAGAATTTATATAATATCTGGCATGGATTTCCATCAGCAACTAAAAAAGAATTGGCTTCCCTCAAAATGAAACATATAGAGATAACACAAAAGAGTAATGAAGTGTATTTTAGACCCGTAGAATAAGCACTGGAGATAGCTGAGAAGGCTGTCTAACTCCCAATTCAATAAGATCCGGTCTAAGAAGAAGAAGTCAAGTTAGAAAAACCTCTACGAGACGATTAGTAATAATAATAAAAATAGAAAAATTTATTAAAAGAGTCAACAGATACGACTAAAGAATCTACTAAATAAAAGAAAAATGATAGTAAGTAGTTCCAAAATAAATAGATTTAAGCAGAATCTAAAGTATCTAATCGTTAATTCTAAAATGAAATTGTTAAAGAGCAAATTTATTAATTACGTAAAGGTTAAATAGACTCCGATGACAGTGATGAGGAAGAAAAATATCAACCAGAAGAATTCTTTGAACCTCAGAAAAAGAAAAAGTAATAACCCCTTCCTAACATTAATTCCACAACTGATTATCCCAAATTGATAGAAAATGCAGCTGAATAAATATAGAGCGACGCTAATAAAAAAGGCGGTTGGACATCAAAATTGATTTAGTAGATATATAATGGACCTATAAAATGGAAATGGTCAAAAAATCGTATCGACTAAATAAATACACATGATAATTTAATAGCTGTTCATAACATCGCAATTTTTGATAAAGTCGAACGGGAGTCTGTGACATTCAATAATGTCGATAATTCCAAAAGATAAGAAATTATGCGGTTAATATATGTTTATTATCCTAATATTAATCAATATCTTGGGGTTTATGTACCCAATGATTTGAGACTGGTAGTTCCATAAATATCTGACAATGCTGAAAGAAAATATACAGCCGCTCTAATAGATTATTTAGGTTTGGTATATAGCCATTTTATACTAGTGTAAAAAGCTCATAAGAAAGCTGCTAATGTAATTTTCCGCATGATAAAACATTTAGGATTCGCTTAATATGGATAAAATGCAATATGGAAATTTTTAGAAACCGAAAAATATTATATCTTAAAAGGTTCCATCCCTGACGATAATTATGTATTCGGTCTTGGCAATGATGTCTAGATCGAACAAGATGAATTGACATTCAGTAAAGATTGTGTTCATGGTGGTGTAGCAGATTAATTCTAAGAGTTAAGATCTACAATATTATGCTTTAATAATTACTTGATTATTTCACCTGCTATGGATGGTTAATTATGCGCGTCGATGTCAATCCTTGCTTACTTATCAGGACCCATAGTTGAAATGGGCAGTTAAAATAAAGAAGAAGTCATGGGAACCTAAGCAGCCATCATAGAGTATATATTAGGAACTTAACCTGACAACACAGTACTCAAAGAAGATGGCACTTTTTGGAATTCGTTAACAAAGATGGATGTCGCTGTGAGCTTTTGTAAATAAAATAATATTTAAATCTCATTTGGTTTTAAAACATTGACCGGACCAAAAGGAGTTTTATTTTTAAAAATAGGTGTTAACGCCGATGGTGGTGATTAATACCACGCATTGTACTATACATCAAAAATTCAAAGTGATATGCTAATAGTTAAAGCTCACGGTAAAAATGGCAAAGTTAGCTTTGAGCAAGCAAATTTCAATGAACATATTTAGTAATCTAATAAAGGCAATTTCTTTTATCCTCATACATCAAATTTCACAGGTTAAATTCAACGAGCTACCGTTGACGGTGGTAATTCTAAAAAAGAAAACCAGAGATAAGAAAAAGAATAAAATAGAATAAATTTAAGGATAAATTTTAAAAATACACCTAATGAGGAGAAAAAGAAAGATCGAAAAGATAATGACGATTAATTAAGCAGGAAATAATAAAAATAAAATAGAAAAGACCAAAGAAAAGAGAAAATGAAGGTAGAATATGTACCTAAATCAGATTATAAAGAGGTTTTGATAAAAGCTACAATAGACAAAGATTTAGATTTATCAGATGGTGAATCGATACGTAGTAAACTTAGCAAGAAAGATATGATTGAATATAACAAGAAACGTAAAGAAGATCGTATTTATTCAAAGCATTAAGTAGGAGGATCTAAAGATGGAGATAAAACTAATAATTTAGATCCAAAAGATTTTCCAGACATCGGTAAAGATAAAGCTTAAAAATCTAAAGCTAAACGTAGCAAAAGCGTCAACAAAGACGACAGCGATGATGAGTCTGACGTTCCAACATCCGTGAAAAACAAAAAAACAAAGTAAGATAAGAGTTAGGAGAAAAAGGAAAAAGGAAAAATTAAGAAGAAAAGTAAAAAGAAAAAATAAAGAACCCCTAGTCCAAGTTCAAGTGATTCGGCTGATAGTAGCAGTTCTGACGACGAAGTCCAAGAAGTTGTAATAAAAAAACATAAACCTAAAGTCGAATAAAAGACAATAACATAATTAATAGCTTTCGCCCCCGGAACTATGTAATCAACAACTAGAGCTTTTCAAACATTTAATAATAATCTAGGCGGTTAGAATAGAGATATGGTAATCGACGATTTAAGATTCGTCTATCAATCTATAATTAATAAATTTTCTAAAGAGCCTGGAACCTGGTTCGATGTGGAAACTATTTTAAAGAAAACTTTTTTATCAGGATTACCATAGAAAGAAGAAACCAATATGGTTAGTATTGTTTTACGAATTCAATCTATACCAGGATAAAAAGTATTGACATCATTTCGAGGAGATATTAGAGTCACAATATAAGAAAATGATATTAATGTATTAATTTAAGGCTCGAGTACCACTTATGATGCCAGAATATTTTTAAACCGGGATATAGAATGGGCTGACACAATATTTCATGTTGGACCCGGTATTTATATTTTAATAAAATCTAGTTAGAATACCACAAAGTCTTCCGTTCCCGAGTTACCGACTGACCCAATCACTATTGAAGTAACAAGAAATTAAATTACAGCAATACCAACTTTTAAATTAAAAACTCCTGTCTTATAAACCTCTGAAAATATTACTGTTGATACTAGAGCTGGTTATTTAGATTTAGTTTCAGCAGCTATGTAAGAAGATGTAGCCGAAAAATACGGCATTAACTGGTATTTATCTATTTATAAATTAATGTTAAGGAAAAAATTTGGTATAGGTGATGCTACCTAAAGTGTTTCTATTGATCCTGCAGAATTATAAGCACTGCAATATACATTAGCTAATAAAATTTAAGTAGAATAAGCATTTACTTAGAAATTTCAGACAAAAATGACATAAGCATTTGCTACTGAAGTAAAACCTGAAATTCAAATGAAAATTGATACGTATGGCTACAAGTTCAAATTATAAGCATTAATACCCACGATGATGTCTACAGGACTATGGCTAGCTTCTGAATTCGGCAAAGGATGGTTGTCTTAGATATTATTATTCTCAAGTTCTATTGTAACATTTTATTTAGGCAATAGAACAACAGCTTATATTTCAAAGATGTTTGAATTGAGAAAAAAATATATGAGTCCATACGAAAGAACAGGATTTAAAATCTCTAATGTATTATTAACCATATCCTCTTTTGCAGCGATTTATTAACTATTAGCTAAATAAAGGAAAATTGCTACATTTATGTTTGTTTAAACAATTGTTTCTATGTTTTCCATGTCAAGACAACTTAAAAGGTCAGATAAAGGTCAAACCATTGCTAAGGTAAACGGTCTTCCTTATAGACCTATTTCATAGCCTTGCAATTTAGGTATACACTATTTTTATAATTCAACTGTGAATGGCTACACCGAAGGCAGACATTATAGCAAACCATTTAAAATCAAAGTCAACCACTCTGTAATTAAACTCAAAAGAGAAGGATTGCAAGTTTCTGTGAACAATCTTACCATTCCATAATGTACCTGCCCTAATGTTCATTAAATTTAAGGACAAGACATTAAAAACATTCTTCTGAAAACAATAGGAGGTGAGAGAGTCATACCTACATATTATGAAAAATAATGTGATATTAATTATTACGCTGGAATTTTCACAAGAATGATAGGCGATAGTTTAGAACCAGATCCTTAATACTTGCCATTGTATAATGAATGTGCTAGAATTAATTAAGAGATGTTGTTTGATTAAAAATTCTAACCATAAACTTGGCAAGATTATTTAAATTAAGTCACAGACAAAAAGAAAAAAGACTATTACGAACGGTGTTATTATATGTCTATGAAGCACTGGCCAAGCGCTGAGAAGAAATATACTATGATTCTGAAAAAAGAATTAAATTATAGTATGGAATCCGAAATTTATGACTAAAAACCACGTTTAGTTTAAAATCCAGACTAAACCTGGATATTTCCAGCACTTGTTTTAAATTATAATTTGCTAAAAATGGCCAGGAACATAGATTCATTTTAAATAGGTTATAACTGCGAAGAGCTGAAAGCTAAGATGAATTCCGACGAGTACCAATTTTGTTTTTCAGTCGATTTATCAGCTTACGATGCACACCAACATTACTAATTACGTAAATTTGACATTAGAGTTTACAAGTAATTTCTTGACGAGTATGGACATGCGATGGGCATGCCTAATTGGTATATGGAAGTTGTAAAGCCTAATTTGCTGTCGTTAAAGCAATGTATGCGCGTCTACAAAAGAATAGGAAAAAAATTGCATGAAGTTTTTAGTGTACACTAAAAAGGTACTGTGTACTCAGGTGATCCACCTGGTACTACTTTTATGAACACTATGCGATTAAAGACTTTTGGTGATATGGCGATTAAATTAGCTGGCGTATTATATAATCCGCGCACTAATGAAGGCGCAATTAAAATGTCTTACGGCGGTGATAACATGAACGGTAAGTGTATTGATAAACACACTAGAGACAAAGTTGTTGAAAAATTAAAATTGTTGTTTAGTTCTCCAGAAGATACTGATTTAGTACGTGGAATCGGTTAAAGATATAAATATATCACTCTAACGGAACATTACTCAGAATTCTTGTCGAAGTTCGTTTTGAATAATTTTGGAATTGTTCGGTATCCATATAGAATGTTTAATCGGGGAACTTCAACTTACCACCCAATTAGTGAAGAAATGTTCATGTTAGCATAAGCTTACAATTTAGGATCATACGCTTCTTACTTTCCACAGTTAACCCAAATGTATGGCAAACAGATTGAATTGCTCAAAGACAAAAAAATAGAGTTAATAGCTCAAAAATTAGTTTAAAAATGGTTTGGCTACGTTAAACACCATTACGATTCGGTTGAACATCAATACGAACCTGTTAGGTAATATTTGATTCAAGATGATCCTTATATTGAATTTTATGGACATGATTAATTACCTTTTGGTTCGCGTGTTAATGGAAATTATCGAGTGTCGCCTCCAGCTCGACCTCTTAAATTGAAACATTTATTAAAAATGAATTCAACCAAAAATAAAAACACTCCCAAAAGAGAGCATAAAGGTGTGGAAAAACTTTACATTCCAAAGAAATCTAATAAGAATACAGCTAATAAGAAAGCTAAGTCGAAAAATAAAGGCCAAAAAAATTTTAAGAAAAAGTTCAAGTCCCGAGGACCACCTAAACCAGTGTTTATAAACACAAAAAATGGTATGTCTAGAGTCAATGGAGCCGTTGATAAAGCTCCTGAGAAATATGAGACCTCGGTTCTGTGGCCTGAAATGGGAAAAAACGCTAGAATCCCTACAACTTTCGCGCCGCCTACAGCTTTATATAAATAGCATTTAGTATTCGACTTAAGGACTAACAATGTAGGTACGGCAGCTTTGATATATTACCCAGCAGTCTCCCCAGATTAAACCAGTCTATATCACTTTGGTGGTTGGAGCCCCACAAAAACACCTGTTGATAGCTCTAATCATGATTTAACCAATTTTGATATCGCTGATGCAGGGTTATAAATATACTCCTAATAATCCATGGCCACTACAGATGTTAGTATGTATTAATAATGGCGTATGGTAAATGGAGTTATTAAATTTACATTTTCATAATCCTTTTAAGATGCTGAGGGCTGGATTGTATACGGCCTTCGTGAATCATATGAAACAAGAATCGATCAAACTTAAACCATAAAATTGAGATATTCAGCTTCAGGACCTTTAACAGCAGGAGCTCGAGTTATTTCTATTCCCTTTGATCAAACTTTTTATAATTTTAAAGACTTCGGTGCGGGTGGCAGCAATACTAAATTCGCTTCCATTATTTAAATTGGAGGTACAGCTGTTAATACTATTGTAGGCAAAGTTGAGCTAATAGTATTGTATGAATGCACGCCCAAGATATATACGTTGTCCTTTTTGACAGTATCATCAGCACCAAGTAATATGCAAGCATTAGAAAAATTTTAAAATTTGTTGTCTGAGCATAAAGAATTAGTTACTATGGGACCTGCCAGTTCTGTTTAAATGTTAACGTAGTTGTAATCAGGAAACCACGTTAATGGATTCGGTACAACAATTAAAAATTGGTTTTCTAATGTAGATTGGAAAGGAGCTATAGCCGCTGCTGGAAAAGTATTATTCCCCGGTGTAGCTGCTTTATTGAAATCTTGAAAACGTAAAATTAAATGGATCTTTTGATCGACCGATACAAGGGTTATTGTAATGGAAGGACTCTCCTTCGACCATGATACGGGTTAAATATCCGCTTCGCATAGAGGCGTAACATTTTGGATCGTAAATTACGGTCGACTTTGCTCAAGGTTATAGAGCTTGTCAGCGTGAGCTGGCTCAAATCTGCCTAAAAATCTTC